CAGGTAGGAAGAACAGCATGTTGAAAGAGATATATTATAACTTCCTTGTTCCATGTATCAAGATCCTTACGAAGTTGCTCAAAGGATACAAATTCTTTTACTTCAACATTACCATCTAACCATGCCTTCTTAGCATAAGGACATGGTGGTAGATTATCAAAGACCTCACTAGGTTTACTTAGAAAATCAAGTATCCAATTTTCTATTTTTTGGTTGGATGATAATTCTGTTGTTGTCATAATCAGGAATAAATTCAATTGGCATATCATGTTGCCAGCATAGTTCTTCGTAAAGAGTATTCAATTGACGCATATCCTCATAGAGGTCAGTTGATCTATCCATGTTTAGCATAGAACTCCTTCAAAGAAGATTGACAATTGGGAGGTTCAGGTTCTTTATAACCCTTCATCTTTTTCCACTTGTTATGCATTGCACCAAGTAACCAAGATTGAGATAGACTCTTAGGTCCATTCTCTAGCAACTCAAGTTGCTTCTTGTTGCTTGTGTATGCTTTGTATTCTTCTCTCCAGTTGGAGTCGTCAAATGATTGCTGATTCATAAGTGAATGTTTTGTTTTTGATTTTGGTGTCATTTTCGCCTGTTCTACCAGGTCTCATTTTTCCTAAACCGACTGTCTTGGTTGATCCTGCAGGTCTCTTATTCTTTGGTTTCGTACCTAATCCACCTTTCCTTGTCGCACTAAGCGTACCAGTTTTCTTCGTTTGAGTAAGTACTGAATCTTGGTCATACTTCTTACCTAATGCTTTGACTGCTTTCTTGAACTTCCTCTTACCCTTTTTACCAGAAGTAACAATGTGACTACGTTCCTTTACCTTTGTAGTTTTACCAGTCTTATCATCTCTCTCATCATATCTACCAGTTGCTTTAGTAGCACCAGGTAAACCCTTACCCTTGATATCTTTATCTAACTGCTTTGCTCTTGCCTTATTTTCTTTCTTTGATTTGTCACCACGACTTCCAGAAAGGATTGCCATTCCTCCTTTGTCGGATTTGGATTTGATACGGCTTAGACTACTCTCCTGTACTTGAGTACATTCTAGCATAAAAGTATTAAATGTCTTCATCGCTTGTGACAGTTTTTCATTATTTATTCTCATCAGTTAGTTTGAAGTATTTTTGTATCACTTCAATCTGATCATGGTACTTAGCGATGATATCAATTTCCTTTTCAATTGCTTCTACGATATCAGAATGTTCTCCTATACCTGCAGGGTTATGTAAGTAAACCTCTACGTTAGCAACATGTTTTTGAATATCTCCTTGAGCATGTGCTAATAGTGCTTTCAGTAATTGTGTTCTCATTTGTTTAGAATAGATTCTGCAATAGACTTGGCTGTCATATTTTTTGATATAAGTTTAGACATCCAGATCCTTTCTTCTAAAGTAACTGGCACTCCATCTGTTGTAATCATTCTACAACAGATGTCAGTTAGTTCTAAACGATATCTAGTCGATAGCATAATTTAATAAAACCAACTCTTTACGACCCTTCTGTGCTTTAGTATACTCAGTAGTGGATCTCATAGTGTATGTATGCTCATACTCAATTGCATTCCATGTTTTGAAACGATCTCTTATCAATTGAGATGAATTATAACTCACCATCAAATCCTGTTTAGATTTAGCACATTCCTTAGAGAAATCATCATGACTAAAGTACCTATGAAGATCACCCTTCTTACCATAAAGATGTGACCCTATATCATAAGGTGGGTCTAAGTATATGAATGCATCCTTTACCTTAGTTTGAACTCCACTCAGAAGGAAGTCGTAGGAGTAGTTTGTAATTTTCCAGTACTTGATGAGGGATTGGTATTGGCTAAGTTTTTCAATTCCTCTAACGGAGAAATTGGATTCGGAGGCTTGTTTTGAAAAAGAACTTGCCTCAGTAAGACCAGAGAAACTACACTTATTAACAATATAAAAACAGACTGCACGGTGTGAATTGGATAACGATCTATCATCAACTTCTTCTTTAGCAGTGATGAAAAGTTCTTTAGCTTTGTCGGGATCATTATGCTTTGCTTTCAGTTCTAATAATTTATCTTCCATACCTTTTCCATCGATCTGTAATTGTGACCAAAAGTTATATAATGGTTCATACAGATCATTCACCCAGATAAGTAAATCAGGATACTGCTTAGTTACCCACAAGGCAACAGAACCACCTCCTAAGAAGGGTTCTCTAAATTGATAATAACCATTCAAGTCAGGAAAGAACTGACCCATCTTGGTTATTGCTCTACTTTTTCCTCCTGGATATCTTAGAGGAGTCTTTAGACTTTTTAGTGTCTTCACTGTACACCCCCAATTGTGAGAGTAAAACGTTTAGCCATACTATAGAAATGATAAGAACAAGTAGTTCAAAGATAGGTGTCGGGATCAAAGTAATCCTCCAAAGTTATTTTCGGTTCCCAGTCAAGCAAAAGATTTGCTCTCTCTATATTAGCACATGTTTCTCTTGCTTCACCTGGTCGTTCAGGAATATTTACAGTGTTATCAGATATAAAAGCAGCAACCTCATTGACTGAATAATTTTTACCTGTTCCTATGTTGACCACTATACCTGAATAGTTCGTCATCATAGCATTGATATTTGCTTGTGCAACATCATAAACATGAGTATAATCTCTACGTTGTTCCCCGTCTCCAACTATAGTCAACGGTTCTCCACGCTTTTTCTGCTCCTCAAACAATCCTATTACTGGTGCATACTGTCCTTTTAGAGGTTGACGAGGACCGTAAACATTGAAGTACCTCAAGCTAATAGTCCTGAGACCGTACAAATTGTTGTACATATGACATAGAGTTTCTGCTCCAACTTTACTTGCTGAATAATGATTCAAACAATCAGTCTGCATTGATTCTTGTAATGGTGGTTCATTGACAAGACCATAAGAAGAAGATGTAGAGGAGTTTATAAACCTCCTAGCACCAACCTGCCTAGCACACTCAAGCATATTATATGTCCCTATGTAATTTGTTTCCAAACACTCTAAAGGATTTTGCATAGCAAGTTGTATTCTGCTACGTGCTGCTAAGTGAAAGACATGCTCTACTCCTTCAAAGAGTGGTCTACAAGCATCAAAGTCACGTATATCAACTACATGATTCTCAGCATGATCTTCATACCAATTGAATGCATCATTAGATTCAGCAGATTCGTTATCAATAACAACTACTTCATTATTTCCTTGAAGTAGTTTACTAACAACATGGGATCCAATAAATCCTGCTCCACCAGTAACTAAACATTTACTCATCGTGATTGTGCCTAGGGTTGTGCTTTTCTTTAGTTGTTATAAAGGGTCGTTTACCTTCATGTCCATGAGCAATACCTAACTCATGCATCTTAGCATGTTCATCAATCTGATCTTTCAGTTCTTTACTTCCTTCACCAAAGGTAAGATATAAACCCCAACCAACAAGAAATGCTAGTAGTAATACTATGACTACTATTATTCCATACTGGGGATCTAAGTTTCCATGAGGGATGATTGCTCCCTTACATTCCTTCCAAGTACCAGGTAGGTGATACACTGGTGGACAAGATAAAAAAATCATTTGAATTCGCAGTTACACATTATCTCAGTAAGAGCTGCCAATAGATTTATCTCTTGGTCAGCCACAAAAGCAGATTGATATTGGTATTTCGCAATAATCAATACTGCTTCAGGAATGGACTTTGGTTTCATTGACTCATATATTGAGTCATATACCTTACGTAGTATAGCATTTGTATCATTATCTAGGTTCTGAACTATCCATTTCCTGACATTCTGAAACTCTTTATTCTTTAGAAAAGAAACTAATTCTGTTACATTTACATTACCTATGTTTGCAAGTATACCAATGTCTATCTTTCCACCTACAGAATATCTCTGACACTCATTGAGAACTCTTCTCCAATCAGGGAAATGTTTTGAAATCAATTCTGCAACAACTTTCTTATCGTATTCTATATTCTCCTTTTCAAGTATATCATTTATTCTTTTGAAGAACTGTGCTGCGATTGATGGCTTATCCGATCCACTAATACCAAAGTCAATAACAGAACACCTACTATGGAGAGGTTGTATGATTTTATTTTTGTAGTTGCAGGTGAAGATGAATCTACAGTTTTTGTAGAAGGTCTCAATATTCGCTCTAAGGAGGAGTTGTACGTCGGAAGTGGTATTGTCTGCTTCATCGATGATGATGACTTTATGCTTCGACTCGCTTGTAAGAGAGACTGTAGATGCGAAGTTCTTCGCTTGGTTACGAACCGTATCCAAGAACCTACCTTCGTCAGAACCATTGATAACATAAAAGTCTGCTCCTAGTTCAGAACATAGTGCCTTAGCAACTGTGGTCTTACCTATACCTGGAGGTCCAGCTAATAATAGATTAGGAATCTCGCCAGTATTTAGAAACTCCTTGAAGGTATTTTTTATACCTGCAGGGAGGATACAGTCATCAATAGTTTTGGGTCTATACTTTTCGACCCAGATAAAATCAGAAGTTGTCATTCTTCACTAAAAGGTTCATTGCAAGGACAGTTCTTTTACCCTGTGTGGGAGGAACTGAGTGGTATATAAAACCAGGCCATACTACTAGTGTACCACTTTCAGGCACAATTTTCAAGTTCTTTAGACCATGAAAAAGTATGGGAGCAGAATTTTCTTCTGTCTCAACATAATATGTTGCTGCATAAGGACAAGGAAAATGCTGATGTTTGACGGCATGGTGGATACCATTACCATCATACATGTTTATCCAAAAATCCCTAAGGTGTAATGTCTTTTCAAAACCAGCGAACCCACAAAAAGTATGATCGTATTGTTTGATCCTTCTTATGTTATTGATAATCTCATCTATAAAAGGTTGAAATCTAAAATCCTTTAGATGAGTTTTATAATCACTATGCCATGCTTTGACATTACTTTTATTAGTCTCTGGGTATCTTTTTCTATGAAGTAATATAATCTTCTTCAATCTTTCATTGTCTATATCAAGTTTAGTAGTGTAGACAGGCAGTGCCATCAACACACTTTTTTGTTGATAATCATTCATGAAAGTTTTTTGATTTCAAAGAGATTTGATTTCTGATACTTCTTTATCTTCTTATATTTTTTCATTATCTTATCAAGTTCGTTTTTATTGACACGAACGTCTGGTTTATCATTCGGTTCCATAAGTAGAATCAGGCTCCAAAGCGATGAAGTAAGTTAATTTGTAATCCTCATTATAAAATCTTGCAAGATTCTTCTTAGATATAATGACATCATATTTACCAGACACTAACTTGATGTTCTCAATCTTGAAGTTGAATGAGAATTTCTTAGTACTTTCATTTACTACTATAGCAAATTCATTTGAGGTATCGTTCTTACGATCACTAACAACAAGTTTGACTACACCACCATCACCAACAACTGACAAGTCAGGTAACTGTAGGATAGAAGCAGACTTGAGAAGTTTTGCTAATTGTTCTTCAAGTATAGTAAAGGATATATCCTCACTAGGAAGTTCCATCTTCTTATCTGGTGGTGCAATAATAACACTAGAATCAGAAAAGAAGTACTTTGATCTTTGATGGAACTGATAAGCACCACCAGACTTTATACTTGCGTAATTAGGATTAGTAGATACATCTACATCAGGTTCCTTATACAAGGCTAATGTATTCAAGAACTGAGGAAGATCGTAGATAGCAAAATCCTTTGGAACATATTCAGATATCTCTGCTTCTGCCAATACATTCTTCATAACAGAGATAGTACGTACCTTCCTACCTTCTTTGAATGACAATGACTGATTGATAGTTGTAAAGTTCTGAAGAATTTTCAGAGTCTTGTCAGATAGTTTCATAGCAGGTCGCAGTTTCATTGTAAAGTTTACTTGTCATAGTCCACAGAAAAGGCAGTGGCACTTCCTACTGCACTGTCAGCAGCAGCTTTCTTGTCACTAAAATGCAATAGTAACATACCATAATGGATTATCTTAATGATATCCTTACGTGCTGTTCCTTTTCTATCGTAACGTGATGCATACTTGAGGACATTACTCCTACAAAATGCTTCAGCATCACCCACAGAATCAATAAGGTCAAGAGTCTGTACGTTTCCTACAGAATAATGACCTTTGTAAGTGTTTGAGATGTAATCTGAGACCTCTTGTAAGATCTCATCTTCACTATACTTTCTCATACATATAGATCTTTTCAGTCTTTATTATAGCACATGCATTGATGACCCTGCAACCCCCACTCCACATAAAAAAGCAAACTCCAACAACCCGTGAGTTGCTGGAGGAATTTGTAAAACTATACTACTGAAGAAAATACTGCCCAACATTTGAATAAGTATACGCTGCTATAGTGACGGCAAAAATAATAACTGGCATGATAGGTAATA